TTAGACAATGCCTCGGCCACTTTAGGATCAGTCAAGGCACGCACCATCATCTTGTTTTGCAGGTCCTCTTCCATAGAGGACAACAACCGCACACTTAAGCTTATGCCTGCGCCTTGAGGCGATATGCGGCCTCCCGCAACATCTCGTCCATAGGTCATCAAACCCGGAATAGACACCCCAAGCAGGCGTTGAAATACTTGATTTGCAGATTCAAATTTTGGAGCAGTGCCAGTAACCTTAGCAAGGGCTGCATTGCGTGCTTGGATATCGGCAAGTGCATTTAAATTCTTTAAGTGCTTTTCATCAAACAACACTTTTAACGACTTATCTGTGACTTCCATGAACTTCTTTAAAGATCCCCCTGTCAGGGAACCTTCCTTAGAAATATCAAACACAGCGCGCCGCAGCGCAGCCAGTTTTTCTGGATCACCTTTTACAGCACTGACCAGCTTGCTCATTTCAATTGGACTAGACAAAGCTTGTTTTAAAACAATCTCATTGTCAGTTCCCGGGCGCAGGACCTTGGTCAGGAAGTTATCAAACTCGACATCCTGTGCAATAACTTCTTGTTGTTTTATTTCAGCTAAACGACGGGACACGTTTACTGCCGTGTCCGCTTCATTGCGTAAAGTATCCTGAACTTGCTTAGGCAAAACAGAAACAATGTTTTGGTTTTTCTGCAAGACATCGTTAATCTTTTTTGGACTGATCAAACCATCTTTGTCCAGAATGTTTTTGCTCTGCAGCCAGTTCAACGTACCTTTTTCCAACAGATTTAAACCAATTGGATTGTTGCCAATCAACGCGGAAAGGGTTCGCACATCTTCCGCGCTCTTAAACGCAACTGACAATACTTGTTCATTGGGAACGGAGTAACGGGTAGCACCACCTTCGTTCGATCTTCTTCCAAGAAGCAAAGGCAACCGCTGCTCGTAAACACTTCGGTAATCATCTAAAACAGTCTTCATCGCATCCCGCTCTTGCTTCAAGCGGGGCACGTTGTTCAAAATCATTTTTTCAAAGTCGTCGTAGACCTTGTTGCCTAATGCAAGGTATTGATCTGCATCTACGACACGGGTCTGGCGACTTCCAGCAAGCACAGAATTGTGTTTGTCCAATGCTTGATTACGGAAACGTGCAGCGGCCTCAAGGTAATCAATGGCCTCTGGAATATTGATATCCACAGCATGCGTTTGTTCTGCAATCTGTTTGGCGTCTTGTCCAATAGTTTTTACGTTCATGGTAAGGGTGTCATCCTTACCCATACTCAAGCGAACATCCCCTGTATCAGGGTTGTATAGAGCCGACCTGCCCAGCGCTTTTATGTCACCAAGCTCTTTTTCAGTGGGATTAGGCTTAAGAATCAAACGAAGATTTTTTAAAACGTCTTGAATAGTTTTGTTATCTTGCGCTGCAAAGTCTTTTGCCAAAGGGCCGCTCATCTTTGCTGCCAGTTTGGTGCCCTGCAACGCATCCATGTATTTTTCAACCAACAGATCTTCTTTCATCTGTGCTTCCATAGCATCACGGGCTTTAATCTTGTCCGTAACGTTTTTGCGCAAAGTATTTAAAGGCTCAGATCCTGTGATAAATCTGCGCATTTCCGCGGCCATCGTTGTACGGCCCTTAAGCAACGTATCGTAATAACCAATCAAGTCTACAGCGGGTTGTTCAATGTTAGACGCAGTGAGTAGTGATTTACCTTGATTATCGCGGACAGGAAGAGGCAACCCCTCTTTATCTACACCTTGACTCAGTCCCAGTTTGCGCATGATGTTTTTGCGCATGCCTACATCAAGCTCATTCTGCGCTTGAAGCATGCCGCGAAGCTCACCGTTTAATTTGTCAGGATTGAGTGGTCCGTAGAACATGCTTAAGCGGGTCAGTTCATCTTGGGTAACGTCTGTTCGATTAGCCGCCAACGAATCAAACAACTGCTGTCGTTGCTGTTGGACTTGGCTTAAAGCAGCCTGCAGTTCCATGTTTGCTTGAGGCGTCAAGTTGTCGTAGAGCGAAGCAAAAGCAGCGTCGTTTGTGGTCCGCTGTGCCATTAAAAGTTTTTGCGCTTCACTACCTGCTGGCAAACTTGATATGGCTTTCTCTGCCCTATCCATCAACATCGGATCCATTGTTTGTTCAACAATGTTGGGCTTAAACCCTGCCGCTGCCAACTGTGGATAGTCATTAAATATCTCATCCATCTTTGCCAAAGCGGCCCTACCCTCAGGCGAATCAGCAGCCGCACCTAAGTTTTGTATTAGTTTTTCTTTGGCTTTTGCAGCAAATATTTTTGGAGCAATGCTGATTACCGGAAGCTTGTAACCTGAAGGAAGATCCTTGATTGCATCTTTTTCTAACTCACCTAACGACTCATTGAGACCGGTTAGCTTTTTACTGCCAAAACGATATGCCATGGCGGTGGGGCTAAGTGCTGAAATAGCCAAAGGTGCACCAATCAATGCTGCCGTAGGCATGAAGTCCTTAAAGAACTGCTTGCGCTCAGGATCATCATCCGACATGTTTTCTTCTACTGCTTGAACCAATGTCTCGTGGGCCGCGCCAAACGCAGCATCCATCGTGAACGCCTGCTTAGGATTCTTTTTAACAAAGTCCAACGTTTCGTTTGCAATTTGTTTGAAAACGCCTGCGCTGGGCGCTGCAATAGGAGCAATGGCTCGACCTCGTGCAATAAAAGACAACACACCTGTAGGCAACAAACCACCACCAATGCCTTCAGCAATAGCCCGTGCGTAACGTTCTTGCTCATTGCGCGGCGCTGTCTCACCCCGATTAAACAGCTTTGTCAAGGTCATGACGTTTTTATCGTCCATGCCCAAGCCTTTGCCAATTCCCTTGACTGCCAAGTCAGGTAATGCAAACAGGCCGGCGCTCAGGCCCCAAGAAGCCTGTTTTATTAAACCCGAGACAGGGTCGTCAACTGCTTGGTCAGGGCCCTTGGTCCTCGGGCCGCGTGCAGCGGGAGCGCCCTCTGCCCCACCTGCTGCTCCCTTGGTATTGCCAAAGAGATCAAACGGGCGTCCTTGCGAGTCTTCAATAATGTACGAGGCCATTTATTGTCCTACGGGCTTGAAAAGATTTTGTACAGGAGTAGACGCTATTTTTCCATCAGGGTTGCGCACATAAATCATAGCTTTAGGATCATCAACTGCGCCAAAATTAATACGCAAATAATTTAGCATCTGTTGTTGTCCTGCCGCATCTGAAGGTATCACAAATGGATCATTCTTTGTTCCCGTAGGCGGTGTGGTCACAACAATGTTGCGCGTACCGATGCCCAGTTGCGAAGCAAGCTGGGCGTATTCATTGAGATAACCGGTTTTTATTGTTCCAAAAACTTTTGCGGCAAGTTCTGGGTTTTTTAACAAACCCGCTGGTTCCTTAATAGCTTTAGCATTTTCACGTGCCCACTTTTCACCTTGCACAGAAAGTTTTCCGCCCACTTCCGCATTGCCTCGGGTAATGTCACTAAACACATTATTAAGAACAGCAATAGTGGCTGCTTGGTCCACGTCTGGTCGCAAAATAAAATTAGGCACCAACGGAACAACAACATTGTTTGCAAGATTATTTACAAACGTTCCCGGACTAAATGCATTGGTTACTTGACCTAGGCCTGTGTCTACTTTTGCAATTAGACCCGTAAGCAAATTCATTTTCTCTTGTATTTCTTCGCGCTTCTTCAACGACTGCACTGTAACCGTTGTAGCTTTTCCTAAATCTTTGGCAAAAGGATTGGTAGAGGTGAAGTTATTGACCAATATAGGATTTTCAGCAATGTCTTTGTAATCATCAGAGTTTGAATCAATAAAAAAGCCTTTGTAATTTCCTGCTTTATCTTTTCCAATACGACCGCCCGCCCCGGCATTTTCGTAGATAACGTTTCCGCCGCCTTGTTTTGCTTTTTCTAACTGTTCCTTCATGGTGTATTCGAGAACCAGTTTTTGTCTTGCGGCAGCGGCAGCGTCTTCAGAACTCACGTCGCTGATGGCTTGCTGCAAGGAAGCACTCTTAGTCTTCAGTGCCAACTCACGCTCTTGTGCAGCAATTGCTGCAATACCGCGAGGAACACCCGCAAACGACTCAGAAAGTGACATGGCAACTGTGGGCTTGGTCGAGCCAGCCAGTTTCAGCCCTGCCTCGGACAGGAGGAGCAGTGCATTGATCTTTGCAGACTCTTTGTCACTGCCTAGCAACTCCTCAAACAAGGGCCCATATTCCGCTTGACTTGCCTTGATGCGTTCTATTTTGGACAGGGGTTTACCTTTAGCCGCGCGCTCATCAAAAGCTTTTAATTTTTCATTGATAAACAAACCTAATGGGTCAGCACTGGCTTTCTCCGATGCAGCCACTTGACGTTCATCAACTGCTGCTTGCTCTGCCGCTGTTGTTGCCATGCCATCAAGACTTATTTTAGGCACAGAAGGCCGCGGTCCTTCAGTAATCGTAACTAGATCAGGACGCGTGGTTGTAAACGGCTTATCAAGGCTCATTGACAAAATAGGAGGCTTATTTAATACACTGTTTGCAACCCTGTCTTCAATGGTATCTCTTGGGATCTGGGACGCCATATCAGTGCCCGGCTCGCTTGCACCACCCCTAGGTATATTTGCCAACCCAAGCGCAAGGGCAGCAGGAGCCGTCATTGATGATAAACGGGGATATTGATCAGACAGCCGTGTAAGCGCTTGCGACGCACCTTGTTGCAACCCTTGTGTAAAGGTAGGCGCAGTCAATGACTCACCGCCCCGCACAATTTGTTCAGCCGTATAACGGCCACCGGGGCCGCGAACGTTTTCTAAAACAGGTTGCGAGATGCCTTGGGGCGTCATAAACATACGGCCAAGCGCCGCATTAGCCGCGGAGCCGTACTGACCCAACTTGTCACCCACCATCTGTGCACCGCGCACAACACCGCCAAAAGCGTAGCCTTGAGGGGCTTCAACCCCCGGGGAAAAAGGTTCAGCCCCCGGGGAAAAAGGGGGTGCACTCTCCATACCCGCAGGCATGGGAATACCACCCTGAGGCATGGCCGGAGCAGGTTGAGGAGCGCCCATTTGATCAGGAGGCACGCCCATACCGGGTGGCATCATGCCTTGAGCCTGTGGTAAGCCACCAATGCCGGCCGGCGGTGCAGCTAACTGAGGTTGCAGCATGGCCAACACTTCAGGAGGCGTCTCCATCGCAGCGTCTTCACCCACCATCTGAGCCAACTCTTGATATCGTGCGTCCAGTGAACGCATGTCACCACGCAAAGTATTCATCAGGATCTCTGGGTTCTGTGGCGTGCGCGCCATAGGAGGCATTTCTTCCATGCCTTCATCTTCCATATCCTCAGGCATATCCTCTTCAAACCCCGCCATAATCCCAGAGTTGCGTGCGTCCTTTGACAAGGGCATCGCAAACATGGCACGCTCTAAAATTTCATTCTTCATAATATATCCTTAAAGAATTCCAGCGCGGGAACCCGCAGCGGCGGCGCTTAAACCAGCTATTCCCAAACCAGCAATCTGTTGGAACGGACTTGGAGTAGCCTGTGATGCCGTTGTAACGCCCATTTGTGTGGACGGCGCACCTTTGTAGATGTCGGACAAGAAGCCCAACTGCTGATAAGGCTGCATGTTCTGTGAAATAACGTTTTGGCGTGAAGCATCGATCTCGGCTTGAGATTGCTTTTGCTGCATCGCACCCAAGTTGTACAAGAAATTGACGTCCTGCTGACCAAGACCCTGTGCCTGCTGACCAAGACCCGCCACTTGCGCGCCCATATTTGCTTGCTGGCCGGCCAAAGAACCAAGACCCTGAGCCAACTGAGAACCCAAACCAAATTGCTGACCGGCTAAAGAACCAATGCCCGCGCCAATGTTTGCCAACTGGTTTGCACCACCCATTTGTATTTGCTGCTGCTGCTGTGCAGTGCCTAATGCTTGGCCATAACCTTGCTGCATAGCGTTTGCAATGGCTTGATTTTGTGTTTGGGCCAAACTACGACCCAACTCAGCGCGCTGAATACCTTCACGGGAACCACCAAAAGCACCGGCTCGTGTGGCCTGCCCTTGCAGATTCTGACCCTGAATAGCCGCTTGCCTGTTCATCTCCCCTAATTGCTGTTGCAAAGCAATATTCATGTAGGGGTTCATGTACTGAGCAATTTGCTGCTCATTAATAGGACGTGCCGCACCCAACGTGTTTTGGGCGGCCATCCCGGTCAAAGCCTGTGCTACGTTAAATTGATTACGGGTATCAGCACCCTGTAAAACATCAGTAGCCTGCCCTAATAACTGCTGTCCCCCCGTCATTTGTCTAACAGCATTTGTCAAATAAGGCTGATAAGCACCAATACCAGCAGCCCCTGCATTCAGGGCATTCATCTGGTTTTGACTCATCCCCGCAATTTGATAATCGGGGGTTAAATATCGGCCCTCGGTTGCGGCCCGATTCGTTGCATCGACTTGACTTTTGGCGCTTTCTAATAAGCCTGTTTTGTAGGCTTCAATTAGCGGCGCTTCGCGTTGTATCGTTGTTGATTCGCCTGTGATTGCGGGATCTGCCATGGTTTAACCTCGTGCTGCGTTTTGTTCAAGTTGATGCATAAGAGCGTACATGCGTTTTGCTCCAGCCCGTCTGTCGCCTTTGCCTGCTCCACGAACAGCTTTGGCAGTCATTACGAACTCGCCGTCAGACAGCATTGCAGGGATTGAATCAGAGGTTCCGGTCCCCGGACCGTTGATTTGACCAGTTTTCCTAGGATAACCGCCCTGAGCTAAACCTGCAATACCGCCCATGTTTAATAATTTAGGAGCAGTGCTTGTATTGGCTGCGGGAGGCGTAAAAAACTTTACTCCACTTTGCGCCATAGATGCAGTATCTGCGGGAGTTAATCCAAAACGATTTTCAATAGCGCCCGCACTGACGTTAAATTGAGATAAAAGATTGTTTAACTCTGGTGTGTTTTTGCTTGTAAAAGCATCATACAAACGACTTTCTAAGGGTGTGTACTGCGTAGCCGTATTGGGATCACGATATGCACCCAAAGTACCATCTGTTTTAAACAACGGCATTGCACGTTGAACGCCGGGGCGACTAAAACTTACATCTGGAAGAGTTGTAATTCCGCCGGTTACTGTGTCAGGCACAACGGGCGTTACATTGCGTGTGCTGTACTCGCCTAATGGGCCTGTTGGAGATAAGCCCGAAGCCAAAGCAACAGCGTTGTTGTAGGGCTGTGCCACAGGCGCGCGGGCCGCGATGGGGGTACGTCTACCCGTGGCTGGATCAACTGTAAAGTTGCCCAAAAGAGCTTCATTCTTAGCGTTGTAATAACGAGTAGTTGCCTCAGGCACACTTACGCCAGAAGCAATTGCCATTTTTTGTGGGCTAATGTTGTTGGCATCCATGCCCGCAGCTAACTGCAAATCATCAATCGCAGGGTATGAGCCGGTTCCACCGGTAGGCACTTGTGTGCCACCTGCTGTGGTTTTTGGCATTGTTTTTAAACCACCGGGAGTTAAGGAAAATCCGGGTGTATTAGAGAAAATAGTGGAAGTTCCAGTGCCCGTATTTTTCAATGCAGCGGGGCCTGTTGCCGAGAATTTACCGCCTTGACCGGTAATGTAGTTGATATCCGCATCTGACAGACCAAACTTAGTTTTAATGTAAGCAGGCGTGACACTGTAAGTGGCCATTAAACCGTTTAATAGACCGTAGTCTCCTGCGCGGAAAGCGTTATACATCGCGGTATCTGCTGCGCTGTATGCTTCTCCACTGGGGTTTAAGACAGTAGTAATGCCTCCGCTATTTTGAACGGGGGCGGCGTAATTAACCCCTGCTGAATTGTCAATGTACGAGATGTCTTTATCCGATAAATTAAAACGCGTTTTAATCTCGTCGGCTGTGACATTGTTAGCTGCAATAATTGCATTTAATTTTGTGGCTTTGTCTGCTTCAGACAAAGTTGTTGATGTGTAAACATCGTATAGCTGCTTGTCTACGCCACCACCGATTGCATAGTTCATTGGCATTGCATCAACAATACCGCCTGTTGCCATGCCGGGAGGTCTACGAAGGGAGCCGTTGTAATACTGCACACCGGGCAAATACTGTACATAAAACTGTGATGGGTTTTTGCTCAGTAAATCTTCTGCCGAGCCGGGGCCGCCTTTAAGCATTTTGCTCTGAGCAGATTCTTCAATAGGCTTAGGACTAAAACCACCCATCAAGCCTAACGTGCCAAGGCCCGCTAAAGTGGCAGGGCCGTAGGATCTAAAAAAGTCAGGAGCATTTAATTTAGCTGCATCTGCCAAAGCCTGAGTTACGGTTTTTCCGCTATTTATTGCATTCGTATACTCAGGAGTTTTTGCAAGCTCGGCATTTGACAAGCTTGGCGAGAACAACTCTTTGCCGCCCTGCATTAGCTTGTCAAAGCTAAATGAATTACCTTCACCAATACCTAGGCCCTCACCGATGGTGCTAAAAGCTTTACCCACAGTAGGTACAGGAGGTGCAGCAGGGGGTGCAACGCCAGAGATAGTAGGTAATGAAGCGGAAGGGCTAAGCATGCTTTGTGGCATTCTGCTTAGTTGTGTCCCTGCTGGCATATCAGGCACCGCAATATTAGGCTGCAATCCGCCAACAGGGGGTTTTAACGAACCTGTATATGCATCCTTAGGAAACGTTCCATATGATGTAGCTCCATCTGGGGTGGTAAATGGACGAACCTCTGATCCGGCAGGTATTTCAAGAGTCCCTGTTTGAGGATTTGGTGTCAGTGTCACCCTCTTTGCTTGTAATGCAGAATCAGCAACGTCAGTTGCCGCGGCCGAAGGTTGTGAATCAAAATACGCATCAAACGGTTTTGATGGAGTGCCTGTCATTTCCAAAGGCTTGTATGGAGCTTGTGTAACATCAGTAGCAATCTGAGCAGGAGCCGCGGTTGTAGGCGCGCTGAACACGTTACTCACCTTGTCTAACTGACCTTGGAACGCTTGTCCGGGGGTTGTCTCAAGTCCCGGAGCAAATGCCTCAGCACCGCCCGTAATACCCACTGTTGCGCCATACGTCAAACCGCCAACTGCACCAGCTTTTAAAGCATCGCCAATGTTACCGCCGGCAAGAAGCGTAGATCCTGCGCTGCCTACAAAACCAGTGACGGCCGCAATTCCGGCAGCAGAGGTAACCCCCATAAAACTAGCAGCAGCAGGGCCTAAGAAAAAGCCAAGGGCCACGGTGGTAACAATCTTGCCCACGGTGCTGCTTGCAAAACTCTTAATGGCTTTGCCAAGGCTCTTAAACGCCTTCTTCAAGAAAAACTCAGGCAAGCCCGTAGTAGGATTGATAGTGCCCGAGCCACCACGGCGGCGCAGCATGCGCGCTTCTGCAGGCGTAATGTGCGCCAGCATGGTGTCACCGTTGCGGCCATAACTGGCAATCGCTTTGGCAATTGGCTTAAGCTCTGCAATACCGCCCATGGCAAACGATTGAACACCGGCAGGCTCTGCAATCAACTGGTCCACGGCCATGTTCATTGCAGCAAAGAACTGAGGGTCAAACTGCTCGGGCAACAACTCCTCCGGCGCACCCATCTCTAAATACTTTGCACGGACCTCGGCATACTGCTCTGGGTTGGCCAGAATCTCATCAACCATGTTGTTGAGCATTTCCAGATCTTCTGGAGACAAATCAATCTGGCTTAAGTCATCCATAAATTGGGCCGTGGCCCGCGGATCGATTTGCGAGGCACCCGCCAACATCTCATCACCAAATTGTTTAGGTGACACAGACTGACGCATCTGGTCATAAACGGCCATCGTATTGGGATCGGCAAAAGGATTTGCGCCTTGTTGAGGCATTTCCATTGCGGTTTGGGGTGCTGTGGCCATGTCAGTTCCTTGGGAAAAGGTATTTGTTCAATTGTATTACGTAGACGTCTTTATGCGAAGCATTTGACTTGTTGCTTGTATGCCATCTTGTGTGTCGCGGTACACATCACCTAGCCGTAAAGTCGGCAGGTCAGCTTCCGTGGGCAGCGTGTCTAGGTTCAAATTCAACGACGTTCCGCCCATGTCCCCCGGATTATTAAGCTGCGCAAAAAACAAACGCAAGATATTGTTTAATTGATCCTGATACCTGCGGTCATACTCATCGGATGCCAAAGGCAGATTAGGAGGACGGACATTAAGTTCAGCCACTTACCGCCTCCCATCAGCTCTGATGTCAATTCTAGGAGAGCCAAGCTGCCACTGTGTATTTAACTGATTTGAGTCAATTTTAAATATCATCTGCCGCCCGCGCATGCGCGTAAATATCTGGCCAGTAAATTCTTCGGTTATAACGTAGGTACTGCCCTTAAGGACAGAAGCTGACGCGTTGCTGGTAGTACCCGAACCAGAGTTGGACAATCCAAACAAAGTCATGGTAACCGCAGGAACAGCACCCGTAGGCGTATTCGTAGAATCCCCAAACGTCAGATCAGGCAACACGCGCCATACAAACGCAAAGTTGTGGCCATCACCTATGTCCAGTTCCGATGAGGAAATAAAAGCATTTAAAGCTATTGCAGTGCCTGTTGCGTTGTCGTTCAAACCGTTTTCGTGCTCCACGATGTTGCCCGTATTATTTGGCTGGTATGTAGCAGCCAACGGATAGTCACGCAAACCTGAATCAAGCCACGCTGTCCGTGCCATCGTGCCGTAATACCAGATTTTTTCTTGATAGTTGTAAATAACGTAGCGGTCAATGGTCGTACTAGATTCTGAACAATAGAACCACCATATCTCATTAAAACCTTCATTGACCCCAGCAAAGACTTGCAGGTTCTGATTTTTGTTAATGTCACTAAAAATAAACCGGCGCAAATCACAGTTAAGGGTTTGAACCCGGCCATCATAAACATAGAACTTATCTATCCCCATCCAATACACCACACCTGAGGCCACGGCTGCCGCATTCGGTCCGTAAATAGAAGTGCTGTCTGCAAGAAGTTGAGATCCCCAAACAAAGGGCGGTCCAAGATACTGTAAAGAATATACAGCGGAGTCTGTAAACACAACAATCTCTTGACGCGTTTGTATTGTAGTAACAATCTCAGAACCGTTGGATAAACGCACGCTTCCCGCTTGGTTAGTAGCTGTAGGTGTCCAATTGAAAGGATCCTCTTGCCCGCACCAACGGATTAACATTGGATCTAATGTTGCACTGCCGTAATCATTTACGCCAAATGTCAAAATAAAACGTGAGGTGTCTGAAACAATTAAAGTGTTGACGACCGTGGGCACGTCTACAATTAAAGAAACGGAACCTGTGCCTGAGCTAGACGTATTAACTACGTTACCTGAGGAATCAAGCAAATTAAATGTTAGGCCGTTTACCTCAAAAACAAAAAAGGTTGTAGCCGCAGACACGCCTATTGGCAAAGAACCGCCAGAAAACTGCAAAGCCGCGCCCTCCGTGTATGCAACAGTTGAGGTTACAACGGTAGGAGAAGCGTTAGTAAAGGTTACCGTGCCGCCAAGAGAGTTAAGAAGCACACCACGGGTTGTTAATGTAGGTGCCTCCCAGTAATACAAGCCCCCACCGCGAGGATTAAATACCAAATCTTCGCCAAAGTTTTGCTGGCTCCATAATCTTAAAGCACCAAAAACAGTGGCTACGGGAGCGCCATTACCCCATGTACCTAAACCCCAGCCGCCAGCGCCCCACCCTGTTAATACTTGTTGAGTGGCAGGGCCAACATTTATTTCATACGCCGCAACAACCGAAGCGCCTCCTCCGGGAGAACCAGAAACATCTGATGCGTTGGCTGTAGCCGTAGCTGTAAATGTGTAAGTGTTAGCGTCAATAACGTTTAAAATTTGATAGTTTGCGTTAAGAACAGCCGCTGTTATATTGCCGCCCAAACCAGTTGCACCACTAAAAGTTACAAAATCATTAATTGACGCACCGTGGGCGGTGTCTGTAACCGTAATAACGGCAGAGCCGTTTGTAGCCACAAAAGGATTTGTATTGATTGTGCTGGTAGCTCGAAGGGGTGTGATGTCGTTATAAGCACCACCATTCTCAAGATAAAATTTAAGGTTTGTGCCCACACCTAAAATGTTTCTGCCGTCTAATAAAACCCAGTTCCACAAAGACCGACAGATGCCTAAAAATGTATTAATAGAAATACGTTCCCAGCCACCAATAACTTCGGGATTACCCTGACGAAAGCGTACCTTGTCGGCCTCATACCAACCACCCTCAGTGGTGTATCGCGTGTTCTCTTTATTCACGCCCGGCTTAAACAGGATTTTTTGTAATGGCATTGGCAGTCCTAGGATAGAAACAATGCACGCTCGTCGATGCGACGCTTTTGCAGCCCTTTGAGGATTTTACCCCCCGCCATGCAATACTTCAAGAGTTCTTCAGCAGTGCCTTCTTTATCGCCCCGTAGCAGCTTCTGACGAAGCGTTGAACGCTGGAGTGTTCCCAGCCCGACATTAAAAGAAAAACTAACAAGGCCATCAAACATACCTTGTGTAAGATCGACAGGACAGTAAGTGTGCACCCCACGCTCGAAGCGCTGCAAATCGGCTCTAAGAATTCCATCAACTTCCTCCATGCTGTACTTGCGCATAGCTTCTGCGGGTGGCACAAAGGCATCCCGCTGGTCTATCTTTAACTTGCCCTGTTCTGGAAACATGACATGCCCAACGCCCACAGTCCACAACTTTGCTGGACATTTATACGGGTTTTGCCGCACACCTTCATGGTGGCGGATCATGTGCAGGCACTTGTCTGAGATGTTCATTTACCAAACGCCCGACCACCAAAGTGGAACGCAATGATTGAGGCAAACAAGGCTTGGGTTTCTGTATCCCACAGCATCTCTAAGAGGTCGTTAAAAGGGACAGACATATAGTATCCATACCAGAAGCCCCCAATATCCACAAAGACTAGCAGAAAGAAGAATCCATAGGTAATGACAGGTCTGACACTCGCTCTCAGGTTTTTCATCCATGTTGAAGTCCCCTCGTTTAAACTTGCGTCATGGGCATAAATTGCCTGCATCTCGGCCTGCTGTGCCCCAATCAGAACTTGGGCGGTGTTAGCGGCACTCTCTGTTGCCAGTTGATCTGACCGGATGTGTTCAATCCGTTCCTGCGCTTCAAAGCCTGCTTTACGCAGTTCTAACTCACGCTCAATTTGTAGTCTGGCCAGAGCCAATTCATGGGCTTTGTCTTGTTGGCCTTGGAAGAACTCCAAAAGCTTGGGCAGGCCGCCCATTAGGAACGAGATCAGTGTTGAGAGTAGTGTCAGCATTTGCCATCCTTTTTAGAGTCTTCATTTTGCATGAGTTTGATACCAGACAGGAACCCAATCATGCCGCCGATAAGAGTAGAAAAAGCGGGTGAAATCATTTTGAAAATCTCGGCGTTGTCCACTTCCTTGGCCCAAAGACCCAACATAAAGGCGGTTACCATGGCCAATACGGAGATGCACAGGGTGGTGCTGACCATCAATGTAACCCACAGCGTCAACTTTTCTTTTGTTTCCATCTGCGGTTTCCTGATTGGTCTGACTGTTGGTTTCTTGGTCATACGTATTTGTCAAAATGTTTTGTGTTGTTAAAGATTTCCAACTCAATCGTGTTTTGTCTTGCTCGTTTGTTGTACAACTCAATCTCAAGCGCATCAACTGCTTTGTTTACCTTTTCGGCTTCTACAGCTACCTTGTACTCATGCTCTAGTCGTTCCGCCCTACGTTCCGAAGCTATTGCTCGGACGTCGTATGGAGTGGGGAACACAAACGGATACCATTTGCGAAGCTGAATCATTTCTTTTCACGTTTAATCGCTTCTTCATAGCCACGCAAAATTAAAGATCGGGCTTCTGCCGAATCTGCTGTACCCGCCCACATGGGCAGGTTGTTCCAAATCACCACATAATCTTCGGATTTGCAGTAAGGCGCGTTGTTCTTTAGCCAAGCAATCATTTGCTGATGGCGCTCGGATGGGTTGTGGATTGTGTAACCTATGCCGTAGAACTCGCGTACATGACAGCCGTTCTTGGCTACGGCTCCAACTAGCCCCAACAGCAGTAACAATATGAGCCAGCGCATACATCATGACCATATCCAAATGATTGTGTACGTGCCCCACAGTACGAAGGCCACAATAACTCCACCAATGATAAACGCTTCTGGCCAATCGTGCATAGCTAGAATTTTTTCTTAAGCTGTTGGATTACACCCGTTGCCATTTCGTAACACTTCTCAAGGGGCAGAAACTTACGAAACTTTTTTAATGAAGTCATTGACTCAACTTTATTTATAATGTCTGGCGTTAACTCAAACTGCGTTATTTTTACAGGTACGTCGTTTGGGGTGTAGAAACGAACAGCCCAAAGAGGTTCTTCTGCTTTTAAAGTTACTGGCAATGATGGGTCAACAACAGTAAACGTAAAATCAATTGATCGACACCATTTTGAGATATTAAATTTACCCGGGATCATTTTTATGTTTTTACTAGAGTTAGATGAAATTATGGGTAAATCCATAGACATCATTTCTACATCGTCTTTAGAAAAAAACACATACCGTGGCGGAATTGTCATTACTATTGGGCCATTAGGTATTGAACGATTAATAACGTAACCGTCATAAAAATCTTGTCCGTAATTGTCTGTAGATACTGTTGCTGTTGCTTGGTCAAATGTTAACGTTAAATCAAACGGCGATTTAATTACAAAATCATTTTTAATAAGGCCCTTTACAGCAGGGCATTTAAACAGGCTTTCACTTTTATTTTGTATGGTTCCATGCGCCAAACCGAACAAGGGGACTGGAGGCAAATAAACAGTACTTGACCAAACTGTTTCTGCGTTTACATTATCAACCCAAGGAGCCCAAAACACTTCTGCGTATTTTTTCATAAAGTTATTACCACAGTATCAGTGTCGTCAAAAAACAGCATCGTGCCTATGCACGCAATGTTCCAGTCGGGGCCATCGGCTTCGCTCCATGAAGGTACTTGAATGCGCACATGCTTGGCTAAAACTTCACGACCATTCTCAAATACACGCCAAGCATGATCTTCAGAACCTCGACCCGGTTGCCCACGGCTTTTGTTAAACCGGATCAAGTACTTGTTCATGCAGGCTCAGTAGGCCAAACAATGTTTGTAGGGAAACCAGCTTGCAAGGGTATGTCACGCAATGATTGTCTAAACGCCATCCAGTCAGCGCGTTGGCCGCGTGTAATGGTCAGATCGTCTTCAGCAACCGCCCATGCAGAATCTCTTAAACGCTGCGCAATGGTTGCGTTAACTTCATCTGCGGTTAGTGATGTAGGCGTTTCTTCACCCACTTCAAACCATCCTTGGTCAGCGTAAGCATCGCCAAGCCATGACAAATCCCCAAGGCGGTCTTTGATGCCGCCCATGCCAAAGATCGACCCCCAATTTTCAGGGAGTTTTTGTGGTTCGTTTAGCGCTTCGCCCGTTGACAGTTTTTTTAGTTGCCACAACATTTTCTTCACCTTTATTTAAAAGTTCTTGTTTAGCATGGAGAGGCAGGCTCCCGCCTTTACCACCACCAACACCCTGAAACCCTTCAACCTTTAGCCGTTCAATAAGCGCTTGATCTGCCCCAGTAATACCTACTTGGTTAAATGGAGCCATATCGTTTACAAATGGCACATGCCCGTTGTAGTGTAGTTTTTCAGCTTCTGTCAAGTTCCATTCACGCCAGCTTGAAAAATCTTTACGGGGTTGAATGTGTATATGGCAACCAATGTTCGCGGATAGCTGATTGATAAGTTCTATTACTTCTACGGGCTGCATCAAGCACCAAAGTGTATCTCCGCCCTCACCGCGAATACTTATTTCAGTAGTTCCACCGAACGCAGTGCCCACAGTAATAGCGCGTGCTCTAGAAGCATTGCTTTTTAAATTTCTAAAAGCTTGTTCTGCTTCATACACAGCGCGCTCTGCTTCAAGCGCTTCCAAACGGTTTTTAATTTCTTTAGACGGTTTCATTGCGCGTTCCACGAAATAACAACTTGCCCTCCAGCAGGCACACTAACAGGATATGAAGTACCAGAAGAAACACTTACGCAGTTAAAAGTGGTATTGTTTGCTGTTGCTCCGGAATTGCCCGCGCTACCGGCATTAGCTGCATTGCCTCGTCCACCTCCACCTCCACCGCCGCCTGAGGCTGTATCTCCTGAAGACCCTGCACCACCACCGCTTCCCCCACCACCTCCGGCTTGGCAGCTAGTTGCACAAGCGCCATTGCCACCACCACCAGCACCGCCACCGGAATTACCTCCAGCACCAGATGTGCCACAACCACAGGGGTGTGCGGCATTGTTAGCAGGGTTTCCCGGACTTCCGGCGTTTACGGAACCTGCGCCCCCGCCTCCAGCGCCAGCTCCCGGAAAACGAGCGTTTCTAATAATACCAGCGCCGCCATTACCGCCGCTATTACCCCCACCGCCACCGTTACCCGCAGAAATACCCGGCCCAGACACATTATTTTCTAATCCGCCATTACCCGCCCCACCGCCATTACCTCCCGATCCTCCCGACCCTGCTGCACCACCATTACCCGCCGCTCCGCCCGGAAAAGTTAAAGATACCGCTGTAGATGCCGCGCCCGCATTGCCCGCACTGCCAGCGTTACCGCCAGTACCGGAACCTCCTGCACCGCCGGGGTTTGATGAACCCCCTGAGGGACCGAAAGGGGCACTACCTTTTGCACCTCCCGACTGAGCGTTACCACCAGCACCACCCTGAAGACCCGTATTTCGCATTGAGGCTAAAGTACTATTGGGCCCCCCTGCGCCGCCGCCCCCACCTTTCCCCGGATTAGCCCCCGGATTTCCAGAATTTCCAGAATTTCCGGGGCCACCTTTACCCACAATTGAAATTTTAGTAACTCCAACTGAAGTGTATGTTCCCGATGTATTAAAAGTTTCGCTTCCGGCGGGGACGCCCCCACCAAGCACACCAATTTTTGAAGTTCCAATTGCCATGACTTAACTCCTTTTTACAGTATGAATTTAATCATAATAAAACCAACCCGTAACAATGTATTTGTGGTTCTCGCCTAACACGGGGTTACCTCTATGTGTGTGTGTGTACGCGGCGGGCCATATAACCATTGTATTTTCTGTTGGGTTAAACCGCTTCTTTTGATACAAAAACTCTGTCTCAGCGCCCTCTTCCGGCGCAATGTTGTTTAAATACAACATGTATGTCACAACACGATTAGCTTGCTCTTCGGGCCCCTGTTCACAATGCCATATATGGTATCCCCCGCCGGGGCCAGTACGCTGCATTTTCATTGCAGTTGCCCTAATTTTCCCAGTGGATTTAAGCACAGAATATTTGTTTGTGTAATCGTCGTAACAACGTTGCAACCCATCAAAATATAAAGCGCTTGCGCTTTGCCCATTAAAATTAAGAAGATTGTGGTTTTTTAACTCAATGCCAATTTGATAATCGTCTTTGGCGTGCTTGTATGCATTCTCTGAACGTTGCCTATTAGCACCTGCACCCCCATTTTCCAAGCGATCAAACTCAGAAATAAGATGCTGGCAGTACCCTTCTGGGTATACGTCTTTGTATAACGCAATATGCTCAAAGTATTCTATGTTCATTTGAATGCTGGCCCCGATACCCATGCTACTAGGGATTGACGACTGCCCTGTGTTACAGGAGTGACTTGATGTAAAACATATGAGGGGAAAATTGCAATCAACCCTCTTTGCTTACGTACGTTCTGCGGCTGATTACCAGCCATAACTTGTAAATTACCACCTTCATATTCTGATGGGTCAGTTAATTGCATAGCCATAGACAGCTTACGGCTGACGCCCGCTGCACCGTAATCTAAGTGCCAACCGTACATACCGTTTTCCGACTGGCTATAGTTTGTAAGTTGCAGGGGTTCGCCAAAACCTGTTAAGTCAAACCGAAAATCTGCGGTATTTATTTTTGAAGCTACATCAGCAAATTTTTCAAACACCCATTTTGTATCAGCGTCATTGTTAAGCCACGACACTTGAGAACGTCTAATATCTGTACTTATTGCACCGTCACTAATCTGCGCATTTTGTTCAGCATTTTTTGCTTTATTTTGCAGCCAATCTAGTTCTTGATCGGTAAAAGCGCCTTCCCACCAAGAAAATGGCGGCATAAGTTTAGTGTAAGGCGTTAGTAAGTGTTGCATTAACGATCCTTGTGTGAAACGATAAAGTGTACAGACTTTGTTTGTTCTTGTGAATAGTTCTGCGTCAATTGATGTTGCATCCAAGAGTTTGCCATCAAAATTGTGCCGGGCTTGACATTGTTAAAATGCACTTGTGGCGAAGCATTTGTAAGCTCATTGCCTTGTACATAGTCCAGTTCAACCATCTGCTTGTTCATGCGTGGCTCGTGGTACACAGGGTACGAACCGCCTTCTGGCGTATCTAAAAAGAACCAACCGCAAACTTGACTATGTTTGTGGGCGTGCACATTGGTGCTACCGTTACATTTAACATCCTGCCCCCACAGACCAGACACGTACAGTTCGTACTTGTTCATGTCATAGCCCTGCTCACGCAGAATAGTGTCAGACGCCAACAACAAATAATCCACCAGAAATTTTAAATCTGGGTCACCCACCATGTGGTCTGTTTGATCCAACGCACCGTTGGATGCGGCTTGGTCGTAATACTTCTGAACAACCTGACGAGTGTGTTCAACCCAGTCAGGGTGCTCTTCGCGATATACGCTACTAGAGAAGTAGTCGTACCTGTCCATCAGGCATCAATATATGCAACCAATGTCCCAGCAAAAGCAGTAATGTCAGCCGCAGCCACATCACGGGAGTCCACAGCTTTGCTGCGTGCGTTTTCAATCAACACTTCTTTAGCCAAACGGACTGCTTCCAGTTTTGCTTGTTTAGCTTGTAAGGCTAAGCTGTTTGTATGACGTGCTGCTTCCATTGCGTTAGCAACGTCAACTTGAGATTGTTGTTCTGCGGTTAAAGCCATTTTATGCTCCTATTAAGTAATCAAGTTTTTCATTGGGATGGAACCAAAGTAAGTAGTTCCACCATCGGGGGTAAAAAAGAACCAAACATCAATTGCGCCTGCGGTTGTTGTTCGTGAAAGCGATGCTGCGCCGCCGGGGAATTTCATTGTTGCGCCTGAACCAACAAAAGCGACTGTTCTACCGGGCGTTGCATCATTTGTCAATATCAGTGTAAACGAAGACGCGCCTGATGATACTGGAAAACGTAAAGTAATTGTGGCGCTACCGTTGAGTGTTGCAGAGAATACATTGCCGCTTGTTAAATCAAGGTTGATTGCTGTGCCGGTGTTACCCAGCGCTGTGACTGTGTCGGCGTAGCCAATTGCTTTAATGTAGTTGCCTGATGTTACAGCGGCAGAGATAGCCAGTAAGTTTGTAGAAGAAGGGGCAGCACCTGCACCGCCACCAACCACCACATTGTTTGCAGTTAAAGCGGCAGAAGAAGCCAAAGTACCAGAAGCTGTGTAAGCTAAAACACCGCCGGATGTGCCAGAAGACAAGTTAGTGCCGCCGTTGGCGACCGGGAGCGTTCCCGTTACGTTTGTAGCAGCATTTACAAACGTAGTTGAAGTCGTGCCTGTTCCACCGTTGGCGATGGGCAGTGTGCCTGTTACATTGGTTGTTAGATTGGCAAACGTAGTTGATGTAGTTCCAGTACCGCCAGAAGCAATTGGTAATGCAGAACCCAGCGTCAAAGAAGTAAAGTAAGAAGATGCATCTACAACATTTGTGCCGTCGTTAAATACTAAAGTTGCCTTGCCCGCGGGAACAGATATGCCAGTGCCTGAAGTGTTCTTAACTGTTTTAGCGCCTGTGCCCGTATTATTGATAAGGTAAAACTTCTCAATCTGGCAACCAGAACCCAGTATTAAATTACGTACAGAACCTATGCCCGTGGAGCTTTCTGTAATGTTTAAACGCAGATTTCTAGCCGCTTGGGTGGTTGCTGAGTCGGTAAGCGTAATTGTTACATCTGCGTCCGTTGCAAAATTTACTGTGGCAGAGCCTGTAATGGCCTCTCCCAAAACTGCATCACCCAGATTTGTGTTGGTAAGGTTACCCCATTGACCTGAGTTTTGCCCTGTTTCAAGCAACTCTATTTTAAGTGCTGACCATGTTGATGCCATTTTTAACTCCTAGTTCGTTGCAACAGCAACCCAACCTGCTGTTTGCGTATTGTCAATTATTTCCCAGAATGGTCGTGCAGTCAATCCATCTGTACCTGTTGCTAGCTCATTCATAGAAGCCAAAAAAACCGCCGCCGCTGTTAAAGTTTCTGCACTCACTGCATTTTCAGTAATTGAGCCTTTAAACGCTACTTGTGTTGTAATTACATCTGTTCCCGTAGCGGTTTCTGTAATTGCCGTATTAACTACAACTACCGCCGTTACTGCGTCTGTGCCTGTCGCTGTTTCTTGTATATCTCCAAAATATACAAGACTTCCAGCTATATTATCTGTTCCGGTTGCTGTTTCGGTTACCGCACTTGCAAACCCTGCGTTAGCCAAAATAACGTCCGTGCCTGTAGCCGTTTCACTTACTGCGGGACTTAAAGTCCGTGTAGCAGTTACAACATCCGTGCCCGTTGCCGTTTCTGTAATACTAGAAACAAACGCTATACCCGCAGTTACAACATCCGTGCCCGTTGCCGTTTCGCTTACTGTTGGATTAAGCGTTAAAGTAGAAGCTACCGCATCAGTAGCGGTAGCTAACTCACCTTCTCCACCCCACGAATTACTGCCCCAACCGTTTTGTCCCCAAGCCGTTCCAGCAATCGTTGCTGAATAAATTTCCCCGCCTACTGTTGCATCTGCACCCGTAGCCGTTTCGGTAATTACCGCGCCTACAGCTATGACCGAAGAAATCGCGTCTGTGCCTGTGCTTGCCTCTGTTACCGTTGTAGCATACAACGGCCCCCCTTCGGTAGCGTCTGTGCCTGTAGAGGTTTCCGTTATGGTTGAGGTAAATATCTTACCTGCCGCAATTACATCCGATCCAGTAGCTGTTTCACCTACTAAACCAGATGTGTCAAACTTTGCTACAACCGCGTCTG